CAGCCGCACCTTTACTGAGATCAAGTTCCCTACCATGAATGTAAGGACCCCGATCAGTGACCGTCACCACGGCACACCTCTTCAAACAAACCTTAAGTTTGGTACCGAAGGGGAGTGTCTTGTGCGCTGCAGTAAGGCCGTTTTGATCATATCGTGTACCACTAGCTGTTAGGTTCCCATGAAAACCGGGACCATACCAACTGGTGATCACTGACAGAGTAGTTAGAAGAGGAATCATAATAATAAAGCGAAGGACTTTATATTGCTAACTCCATGTTCCCTATGGGGAAGATTCCCTATCAATGCTCGCTAAAGATAGGGAAGTATTACCGAGCGGGGTCACTCGTATTGCTAATAAACGCCCATTAAAAGCGGGACTTATAAGTTACTTCTTTTTAGTGGAAGCTGACTTCACCTTGGCAGCTGCTTTCTTGGCTGCAGCTTTACCAGCCGGTGTGTACGGATAACTCTTACCGTTTACGTTTGGCATTAGAAGATACCGGGAATCAGTTGACCAGTAACAGCGTAAGCGCCAATAGCTGCAATAACGCCAAGCATAGCCAGGCGACCATTGAGAAGTTCTGCGCGTTCGTTATGGGACACAGTGTAATCAGAATCGTGGTACATGGGTGGTTCTTTAGCGAAGATGTTTTGTTGGTTGTACTCGTTAGAGATGACTGTCATTAGTATTGAAGATTAGAGCGTTCAAGTTTTTCGTACACATCATTACGATATGCGGGGTCTCGTTCATAACGAGGATCAGACATGGCTTCAACTACCTCTGCCTGTGAGCGGAATACGTCACGATTAGATGCAGCAGGCTTGCCTTTAAAGAGTTGTCCTTCAACGCCCATAGCTTCAGTGTATTTAGATTTCAATGCTTCGACAGCAAAAGCAATTGCATCGTAGTTACCACTAGCAATTACATTATCGTAGCGTTGGATAGCTTCTTTAGAAAGATTCTCAGAAGCCCAAGCAATCATCTCTTGATAACCATCCTCTCCACCAGCAAGGCCACGAAGTTCAGAGACTTCTTCCTCACTGATGTCAGCAGTCTGTGGTTGATTAGCTTCAACCTCTCCACGATACTTAAGGTATTCAGCAGCGAGTTCTGTTGAATCCATCTTGGAGAGTTGCTCTCTAATTTCATCAGAGATCTCTCCTTTTTGCGCCTCTTCCCACAGACTATCAAGAAGGTTTACTTCAGTTTCAACCTCTTCAGTTTCAGGTTCAGCAACTTCCTCTTCGTTGTTCCGAGAGCCGAGTTTAGATTGCAACTCAATGTAAGCTTTCTCTAGTTCCTCAGCATCTCGAAACTTACCAGCTAGAAGCTGCTGTTCTTCGGCAGCTTGAGCTTCACCTACGGCAATCGCCTCTTGCTCAGCTTGTGTAAATTCAGGTTGATCCGCTGGTGTAGGATCATACGTCAGTGTTGCCATGTGCAGTAGTTACTTTAAGATTACCAAGACCAACCTTAGTTACATAGTTGGGTGAACGACCAAGAGTGGGTGCTCCAATCTTAGGCGAAGGTTCGTACTTATTAGGCTTGGGATCTTCGACCTTAAGTACAGGACGATCAGTAGGTGGATGTGCTACTTCACGTACATCACGTTCAGGTTCAACCTGAGTAGGTTTACGCCGGCTGCGGCGGTTGGGTGTTTGGTTGCTCATTTGGTTGTGGATATTTAGATGGATCATTTACAGGAGCAGAAGCAAGTTGACCGACCTGTTTAGTCAGTTCCATTTGTTGCTGCTGTTCCATAGCTTGTGCTTGTTCAGCTTGTACATCTTGCATACTCTTAACAAGGTTGAGTACATCAATACCTTGAGCAGCAGCAAGACGCTTGATAACCTCTTCAGGATTAACAAAAGTCTGAATAGCTTCTGGACCCATTGTTTGTGCAATAGTCATCAGGAATGCACCAAGGCTTTCCCGATCTTGCCCTCTACCTAGTGCATTGATACCAGCCACAATAGTAGGCTTGACAATACCTTTAGGGATACGAGGAATCTCTCCAGTCTTCTGGAAGACGGAGAGCTTACGGTTCAAGTAAGGAACCAGGAAGTCAACAGTCAGCATGGAGAATAGTCCACCGAGTTGTTGTTCCAGTTCAAGTTGTGTCATACGAACTTCTTCAGCTGTAGTGCGTTCGCTATCACGTACATTCATAATAAGGAATGCATCAGATAACCTACGCTCTAGTTGAAGAGCCATCTGATAAGCAGTACCGAAGTCTGCTGTCTTACCTACTTGAACAACTCCAATGTCATCAGGTCGTCCTTGGACAATCGCACCGTTGCCTGCAGCGGCCAGCGTCTGCGGTTTAGTGGTACTTGAGGGTGACACTACGAAGACAACCTTAGCGGCTGCTGCAGAGCCTTCTACGAGTGCCTGAGAGAGTGCTTCAAGAGACCGTAGATCTCCAATGAATTCCTCTACCCTACCACGACCATACATCTCACCGTCAACAGAGTTGAAGCGGAGGGCTAGCCATGGACTAGATTCAATAGGTGCTTTACCAAATGACTTTGGAATAACAGTGTCTTCTACTTCTTGATGCCAGACATAGCGGTTGTTGTCACGACGAACATGTGTGTAGATGTCTACTTCATCACGATCATTACGCTTGTCTTTACCAACTTCATTGGGTTTTGATTTAGGAAGTATCTCTCCAAGTAGTTGTCTGGAGATACGTTCTTTGGTTACAATTTCAATGACGTTACCATCGCCATCTCTGTCTACAACATAGCGATTGAGAGGATACAACCGAAGCCCATCCTTGCTCATGTAAATCAGAGCATTACCAGACACAACAAGGTGCTTCAATGCTTGGTGTACAACCACACGGTCATCACTAGCAGCGATGGATTCCATGATAGTACGTTCGATCTTAGCAAAAGCTAGATCAAGTTCTGATTTAATACCGGGTCCGTATTCCTGACCAAGCATTGTCTCATCTACTTGTAGCTTGAAGAAGCTAGTTTGTGGAGGAAGCAATGCAAGCATCAGCTTAGAGGAAAGAGTAACAACACCTTTAGCACCTACTGATTGCCAAGGAGATGGCAGAGGTTTAGCTGTTTTGTACTCCTCCTCATCATCACGGATAAGGTAAGGCAGGGTAAGTTCGGAGGCTCTACGCGCAATGGTTAGATATTGAGTGCGATCACCGTACAATAAATCATACCGTTCTTTAGCGCTCATGCTAGGTTAACTCCTCCACCAGCAAGAATGCTTAGCATGGACCGAGGTGACATACCTGTTGCTTGCCTAAAGCTTCTGCGATAGTCTCCACGACCCTTGCCTTTACGTTGCTTAGCACGGATCATATCCATAATATAGGACTGACCAAGAGCAGCAAGTTGAAGAGGATCTTTTGCTTGTACTTCAGAACTGATCGGATCGAATTGTTCCATGGCTGGCATCTCAGGTGTAGCAACTTCAGTGCCAGTACCGAGATCACCAATAGTTAGGTCTAGTCCAGTGTTATCTCCTGTACCGTTCATGCCTCCGCCAGTGCCATCTGTACCAGTAGATAGGTCTGCACCACCACCACCAGGAGCAGCAGGAGCAGCAGGACTCCGCATACCTTGAGTCAAAGACCTAGGCAATACAGTAGAGGTGCTACCTTTAGAGCCGATAAACAAAGACGAGCCTTTGTCTAACCTACCAGCATTAGATATTTGTTGAAGGATCGGATCATATTTGCCAGCAGCTTCGGCGAATCCAGGAAGCTGTTGCCTAGCCATAGCCAACCTAGGATCTGTGTAAGCACCCTTTTGGTACTGATTTACAACTTGAGATCCTAGTTGTGTACCACCTTGTACAGCCTTAACAAGAACGTTTTCGTAGTCCTTTCCAGTAGTTTTAGCGATCTGCTTGAGTTCGCTTTGGGAAAGCTTTGGACCAGCAATCTGTAGAGCTTGCTTTAGATTAGGAGCAGCTTGAATCTGTTGCTTTTTACTTAGGTCACCATACCCTTTCCAAGCTTCACCAAGACCATAGCCCATGCTAGCTGCATATCGTGCAGCCTCTTTCACGCTAATACCACGAGCTTTAAAGTTAGTAGTATCATACCAGGCTTGACCAATAGTCAAACCACTTTTAGCTCGTTGATCAATTAGCTTTTGCCAATTTGTTTTAGCCATTGTTCTCTTCGTTGAGTTGGTACTGTATCCACTCTACCACAGAACGTTGGCCGGAGCGGTACATAATTAATGAGTGTGGGTCATCCGGGTGGGGATTAACAGGTGGAAAGTTCTCCTCAAGTTTATCAAGGAGAACATTGAGTTGCAGTCCGCTTGTCTCTAAGAGACTAAGCATACTGTGGGAGGTTTGGGTTTGCATGTTCAAAGAAGGCAGGCATCCTAGCCCGACGTGTGTCAGAAAGCTCAGGTGCCTTACCTTGATACATTAAAGAGTCGCTGGAATCCAGCCAAAATTTTTTGTCTAAATATTTAACGGAGGTATTTCTACCTAGTGGCTCAAGAACCCAATTAATGGTTGCCTTCCTGAGCTTATCGAGAGAAGGACTCCAATCGAGACCAAGCTCAGTACATACCAAGCTATTTGCAGCCACATGGACTTGTTCATCACGTGAAATGTCAGCGCTTACTGTTCGGAGACCAGCATCACCGTTAAATCTGAAGAATGGGAGGAGCACAAAGAAAATTGCACGTTCGGCAACCAGTGCTTTGAGGATTGTGT